GTGACCCGAATGGCGCGCAGCACAAGATCCGTCACCGCGTCATAAGTGATTTGGATGTACCCGTTGGCGTCGTTCCAGTAGCGCGGCTCGAACGGTCCGATCACCTTCATCACGCCAGGCGCCAGCGTAAACGCAATGTTGTCGATTGCCATCCCCGCCACCGTGGCGCCGGTTGCCAGCGTGATGTTGTAGGTCGTTGCGCCGTTGCCATTGCGGAAATACAGCAGCGTGCGCCCATCGTTGGCAACCTGGTCGCCAAGCTCCGTGCACGCCTCTTCCGCAATCAGCGCCCCGGCTGTCGGCACCGGGGTCAAGATTGTGATCGTAGTTGTCATGTGCTCACCTCCATAGTCGGTTCCTCCTCGACTTCAACCTTCACCCGGCGGCGCCTGGTTGGCGGCTCCGGTTCCTCTGCCGTGTAGACGGTCGCTTCCGGTTCCGTTGCCACCGTCTCCGATTCCACAGAAAACAGCTGCGTCGTCTCAGTTGCGCACACATTGGCCGAGGCCAGATGCGCCGCAGCGCCCGCCGCCGTCAACCATATTTTGCTGCCCGGTTGCCAGACCTCCGGGTCACCCGCCCCACCTATTTGGGTCAGCACAAGGTATTCTTGTCGTTCTTCCATAGTCCCTCCCCTCAGTCGCAAACTTCGATGATCGTCAGGTCGCAGACGAAACCTTTGTACCAGTTGCCGCCGTAGACCAGGCTGGCAGACGCAACGTAGTTCCCGCCGACAGTCAGACCGCTATCCACCACCTGCACGATCTGCGTATACCCATCCGCCAGCGTCGGATTCTGGAAGTACTTCGTCAGAAAGCGATTGAGCATCACGATGCCATTTTGCGCCGGCATGTCGGTGTTGTCCTGCCCAATCGCCTCCATGAACACACGTACGCTGTACTGCCGTTCGCTACGCACGGTCAGCGCCCGGGCTGTCAATGGTCGCGTCGTTGCTCGCCCCGGCCACGTGATCACCAGCGGCAGGTCTGCCGTGTTGATGCTGCCGGGATAAGCAGTGGGCACAGTGGTCACACCCTCGATCCCCTTGTGCAGCATCACGAGCTGCGCGAGCGTGTTGGCGATGCTCATCCTACCAGCCTCCGGTATGGGTCGAGCAGCGCCTTGATGTCGGCGGGGATGTCCATGCGGATGCGGATGGAGCCGCCCTCGCTGAACGCCGTCGACTCGAAGACCTGGCTATCTTTGGCGCGATACATCCACGCCGCCAACCGGGTAGCCGCCTGCACCACATCCGCCGGCGCCGTTGCCGAATAGGCCCATTTGCCGGTGACGCTGATTGCGCCCTCCTGATCAGTGACGAACGTCCACGCCGTCTGTGTTGACGTTTTTAGGCGCAACGCATGGTAAGGCGTCGTGTCGCGCGGCTCCGTCACGTACTGGGCCGCCGTCACGGTCACACCGTCGCCATTGACGACAGCCGTGACGGTGCACAGGTCGTCACGCAGATAGAGGATCTGGCGCTGCGGGTCGGTGTCAGATTCCGCATCCAACAGCCTGGCGGTGGCCGAGGAGCACTCGAAGACACGGCGCGTGTACACGTCGATGGCGCTCTGCGCCGCGGCAACGAGCGTACCAATCAGCGTGTCGTCGGTGGCGCTGCTGATGCCCAGATATGTTTTGACTGCCGCTGCCGTCGTGTACGCCATGATTCCTCAGATTGCGTAAGCAATCACGCTGAACGTGTGCGAAGTATCGCCGCCGCCGCCATCCACGAGCACCCAGCGCGCCCGCATGTAAGGGCCGAACAGCGACGGACGCACCACACCCGAGGCTGCATCGGTCGTCACGTCGATAGCCACCGCCCCCGGCGCCGAAGCGTCCAGCACGGCGTACTCTGTGCGCGCTGCTCCATTGCCGGCCTGCTGCGTGAAGTGCACCGCGTTGTACCAGGTCACATTGTCTAGGCTGAAATCAACATACACGTCTGCCGTGTCGCCGGCTGCGGTCGCGCTGGCCGTAATGGCGTTGATGACGATGAAGCGCTTGCGCTCGCCGCCGATGAAAACGCCGGTTCCATCCCCCGTCGCAACCTTGGCTGACGATGCAGATAGGATGATAGTCTCGCCCTGAGTCAGATCAACTCCCCTGCTCATACGCTGCCTCCTTACGTGGCAATCGGATCGAGGATCGCGCTCAGGTCTTCAGCCAACACGCCGTAGTAATTCTCGGCAATCAGGCAGGCCGTAGCCGTCACACCGTTGGCCTGGGCAGCCGCCCCTGCGCAGAGATTACGCACAACGCTGCCCGTCGCCGTGGCCGCCAGGTTGATGCACGAATCCACGGTGGCCGCCGCGTTGTTGATGATGTTGTCGGCAATGTAGCAATTCGTGATGACGCCCGCCCCACCGATTGCCATCGTTCCGCAGTCAACGTGCAGCACGTTGTTGACGATGCGGTGCCCGTCGCCAGTGCCGGCGAAGTTAACAAAATGCGTGTTGGCCGCATCCCGATCTTGGCAGTAGCAGCCCTCAATGGTAATGCGGTCTGAAGCCGCCGCCGCCGCATCTTGCACCCAAACCAGGGCGTTCACGTCGAGGGAGCCGGTTAGGCGACAATTGCGCAGCGTAAAATCAACGGCGTTTACATCGAAGAAGGCGGCGATGTCAGCGAACGCTGCCACGAAGTGGATGTTCTCAATCGTGATTCCAGCGGCGTCGATGTCGATATCCGCCGTGTTTGCCGTGGTCAGCGTGACGGTCGGCTGGTCGGCACCCTTGCCAAGCCCGATGATGCTGATTCCAGCAACGTCCAGATCAAGACCACCCGCCGCGGTGACAACTTCCGCATGGCCAGGCATGACGTAGATGATGTCGCCATTGTTGGCGGTGCATCTGCCGACGGCGTAGTCAAGCGTCAGGAACGGAAGATCAGGATTTTGCCCAGCCCCTACACTGTCGGCGCCGGTCGCACTGCCGCTGTCCACGAACCAGATGTTGCCGGTCGTGATGGCCTGGTTGACCACGGCGAACATACCGCCCGGTTGCTGTCGTACAAACAATTCTGTTTTTGCCACGATACTACCTCCCGCGGGTTTCAACCGCTGTTAGGGTGGGGAGAGGTTGCCCCCTCCCCAGTTCCGATTAGTCCAGTGCGCTTTCGACCTGCGGCGCATAGCGCGGGTTGATCACCAGCGCCAACACGCCGCCGAGTACCGCATGATTCGCAGTTTCGTCGGTGCTCATGCGCACGTAGCGATAGCCTTCCTCGGCGATCTCGGCGCTGTCCACGTAGATCTGCCACATCGCATTCGACACGCCGGCGGTGTGCACCATCGAGAATCCGGTTTTGGCGGCTGCCGTCCATGCTCCCCACACATCAGTCGCCAGACAGACGCGGTAGACGAACGGCACGGTCGCCACGGCGCCGGCGGCGATGGTGCTCGAAGCCTCAACCGTCACCGTGTTGGCAGACGCGCCAGCGGCCACACCGGTTTGAACGATGAACAGCACACCATCGCCGGCCCCCGCGTCGATGATGTCGGTGTCGGCGGTGGCGCCCCACACATCGGCCACGGGCGGCAACGCGTTGATCACATGTAACTTAACGTCCATAGTTTCCTCCCTATGCCCGCGTGGCGAGCGCAACGAACGGCGATACAGTGTTAGAAGCGCCCTTGAACGGCGTGAGTGGCGCATTCCAGGCCGGCTGACCGTCCACCCGGTAGATAAAGCGATAGCAGGTCTCGCCCTCCAGGAAGCGGACGTGGATGCTGCTGGCGCTCTGGATGCCGCCCTTCTCGATGCCCTGGTACTCGCGCAGATCGGCCAGGATGATATCGCCAACCGTGCCCAGCGTGGCGCTCGATTCGTGTACCATGACGGGGCGCCCGAACAGGGTACCGTCTGTCTCTTATACCAATCTGAAGCTGCCGACGATACTCCCTGTGTAGATCCCGGTGGTCGACGTAACACTAAAAACAAAAAAATTATAAAAACACAGCGACGCACAACAACAACGACCTCTTAAAATCAGAGATACCTGTATCCAAAA